GACGGAGAGGTGGCTGAGAGGCCGCTGTTGCGATACATGCCGCCGGACCTGTCTGTGGCCGCGGTGATTCGTCTGATCCTGCTGACGTTCTTCGAGGACGCAGAAACAGCACTCGACATGACGTACGGGTCCGGTCAGTTTTGGGATGACACGGCGCCGGTCCAGGTGACCGCACACGACTCGCTGGTCGAGCGGTCGCCCGGTGGCGAGACGATGGACTTCACCGCACTCGATTACGACGATGCGTCGTTCGACGTGCCGTTGTTCGACCCGCCCCACAACGCGGACGCGGGGGCTGACTCGATCATGGGCCAGCGGTTCGGCACGGTCAAAGGCCAAGCCAACCTGGACAAGCTGATCATGGACGGCGCCCGCGAGGCGTGGCGCGTTTGTCGTCTCGGGGTGATCATCAAAGTTACCGACCAGGTCCACGGTCAACTGTTCCAGAGCGAAGCGGATCTGATCAGCGAGGCCCTGGCGGTGAACGGTCAATGGATGGTGCCGTATGACGTGGTGCACCACGTCCGCAGCTACGCGATCGTGTCGCCGGATCTGACCGAGCACTACTCGGCGCTAAACAACGGCGCCACGTATCTGATCTTCAGGAAGGGTGACCAGCGCCACAAGTCGCATCGGAGGCGGGGCGCGTGAAGGACGTACTGTGGGTGAGCGGCCCGGGTTGGCGGACGAACGATGAGTATGTGGACTCGCTCAAGTTGATGTTGCCCGAGCAGTCACGGCTCATCAAACGCGGTGGGAAGTTCCTGGTCCGTCCGCCTGCCGGTGTGGCGAAGCAGGTCCGTACGTTGGTCGAAGCCGCGGGCTTCACGTACGTCAAGACGCTGCCAATTACCAAGAGCACGCTGTGCGAATGCGGTTGCGGCGACGTGCGTCTGTGGCAGCAATATCGGAGGAAAGATTGATGATCACCGACCAGGAATTGTTGGACACGCTTCAGCGCATGCCGCCGGAGATGCGGATGATGTTCAACGTGTTGCCGGTCGCGGCGCAGGAGGCGTACCTGACGTGGTGGGGTGTCCGTCCCGATCCGCATGCCGCGCACCGTGACACGCTGCCCGCCTTCATGGCCGGGCTGTTTACGGGGCTGAGCTAGTGGCGGTCGTGCTGGCTGGTGCGCTGTTGCTGGCGCAGGTCCTGGTATCCAGCGAGACCGCTCCAGGAAGCGATTCTGAGCAGGTTGCTGATGCGGAGGTCCTGGTAGAGGTCGAAGCGCCGGTCGTGCCGTACGTGGCTCCTGTGGGCATGTGGGACAGGCTGGCTCGGTGTGAGTCCGGTGGGAATTGGTCTGCCGTGTCGGCTGGAGGTCGTTACCGCGGCGGACTGCAGTTCGACCAGCAGACATGGTTGGGAAACGGTGGCGGCGCGTACGCGAGCTCGGCGCACCTGGCTAGTCGTACGCAGCAGATTGCGGTTGCGGAACGACTCCGCGCGGTGCGCGGTATGGCACCGTGGCCGGTCTGTCGGTGGCGGATATGACCAACCCATTCAACGATCCAGTAGGACTCCTGGCCGAGCGCGACGAACTGCGCGCCGAAGTCGAGAAGATCGAGCGCAAGATGAAGGCGCACCGCGAGACCGCCGTGGCTGCTATCGCCGGAACAGAGAAGCTTCTGCACGCTGTTGAGTCCGAGCGCGACGAACTGCGCGCTGGGTTCGACAATGAACGCTCAACCCTGCTCGCCCGGATACGCGAACTGCGCGCCGAAGTCGAGCAACTCAAGGGTGAGCGCGACGCTGAAGCGGCACGGTACGACGCTGTGATGGACACGCTGAAAGCAATCCGCCAGGACCAGGATCGGGCGCTAACTGAGAACGAGCGGCTACGGGTGGTCGAAGCGGCGGCACGCTGGATCGAAGAGGACGGATGGACACCCGCCACCCGAGAAGCGTTGTATGCGGCGCTTAGGCAGATCTAATTGTTTGTTAGAGGTGACCAAGGTGGAACCGCTGAACATGCACGGTCACGCCAACACGTTCGAGGAAGAACTGGTAGAAGTCTGCCGCGAGCGCGAAGAACTGCGAGAGAAGCTCGCGGCGGCGGAGCGTTCTGCGCGCGAAATGCACATAGCAGCGGATAAGTTCTTGCGCGAAATCAGACGGCTGGGCGCAGCGATAGAGACTGCGGCAGCGATGGTGCGCCACGCCGACCCCGACCTGGCCGATGCGTTTCTGCGGACGCTTGATAGCCATAAAGATGATGGTTAGCACAACCAAGCTGGACCCCGAAGACGAGAAGGCTGTCGTCGCGTATCTCGAACAACTCGCCAAAGTGATGCGAGGCGAATCGCGTGAGTGCCTGGTGTGCAAAGCCCCAATTGAGGCTTACCGCGAGGTGCGACCCTGCGTCTACGCCGAGCCGTGCGGTCATCGGCAGTGGCAGGGTCGCAAGCCGAAAGTTAGCGATGCCTAAGTGATGGTTATGACTGACAAGCCTCCAACCCACGTCTTCAGACCGCGTGGTGCCAACCCGTGGCTGCGGGCGGCGCTGGAGAAGATCAACGAGATGGCAGTTCGCGAGGCTCATCCGCACGACATTCGGAATGCGGTTGCCGATGCGCTAGAAAATGGTCGCGCCCGCTAAACCGCGCCGCAGGCGTCCGCCACCGGTCATCGCGCTGGTTTCTCCAGACGAGCGGCGCTTCCAGGCGTGGGTCACGAAGGTGGCACGGTTTTGGGGCTGGTGTGGCTTCCACATCAGCTTCAGCAAAGGCGCCGTGACCGGTGTCCACATGCTTGGCCTGGGCGACAGCCACTACGACTCGAACGGCTTCCCGGATTGGGTGTTCGTTCGTGAGCGGATTCTCTATCGCGAACTGAAAAAGAAGGGCAGCTATCTGACCCAGGAGCAGAAGGGTTGGCATGCTCGATTGGCTGCCGCCGGTGCCGATGTCGGCGTCTGGAAACCGGGTGACGAAGAGACCATTGTTACGACTTTCAGGGGTGTAACGTAGCCCGATCTTGACTCAATAAAAACGCCAGCCTCACTTTTGCGGGTGGGGGCTGGCGTTTTTGGAAAGGAAACTTTGTGGATAGTACACAAGCACCAGCAGGGGCGCTGCTGGACGCGGCACTGGTGTATGTCAGCATGGGCTGGCCGGTGCTGCCGCTGTACCCGATTCGAGACGGCGTGTGCGCGTGTCCAGACGAGTACAAGACCAGCAAGAAGTGCAAGCCAGCGAAGCATGTCATCGGCAACTTGGTGCCGCACGCGCACCGGGATGCAACCACTGATCCGAAGCTGGTCATTACCTGGTGGACGCTTTGGCCTGATGCGAACATCGGGCTGGCGCTCGGCGCCGCGGGGCTGGTCGATGTGGCACCGGACTCGATCGAGTATTGGGCGGAGTTCAAGGCGCGCGGTCTGCCGCCGACCATGCACTTCGCCAGTGGCGGCGGTGAGGGGCACGAGCACTGGCTGTACGACCGTGGCGGGCTACCGCGACGGCGGATCGCGCGGCGCGGTCGCTTTGACATCCTGAGTGACGGCTATGCCGTGGCGCCGCCTTCGGTGCATGCCTCTGGCAACGCCTATCGCTGGATCGAGTGGCGCGACACGGCGCTGCGCCCGGAGTGGGTGGTCGAGGTTGTGGCGCCGACAACGGCGGAGATCGTGGACGAAGACGAGGTCGTACCCGCGGAGACGGATGAGCCGCCGATCGATTTGACCGTCGACCAGCTAGCGAAGTGGAACGGGCTGGTCGATGCGGATGACCGCAGCAACGGCCTGGTCGAGATAGCCAAGATGCTGTGCGACGCGGGCTACCAGGATGTCGAGGGTATCGCCAGCATCCTGGCTGAGCGGGACGAAAGCCTGGGCTGGTTCAAGTACAGCCGTCGCAAGCCCGCCGACGCCGCGCGACAGTACCGCGGCATTGCTCGGCGGTACGGCAGACCAGCGGCCCAAATTAGCCTGACTGGTCGAGTTTCTTCTCGCTCGTTTATAGGGGGCCCAACCGGAGAAGAAACTCGGCCTGGTCCCTCCGGGACTGCGCCCGCGCATGCGCCCGCGAGCGCGCGCGAGAGGTGGACGTGGGCTGGGGAAGAATCCGACGACGAAAAGGACGAGCAGGTCTGGTACATCCCTGGTTGGGTCGGGCCGAAGATTGTCACCCTGGTGACCGCGCAGACCAAGGTCGGCAAGACGACCTGGACCGTCAACGGGCTCGTCACGGCGCTGGAAGAGGGCGGTGAATTCTGCGGTCTGCCGGTCAATGGGCCGATACGGGTGGCGTACCTGACCGAAGAGCGCAAGAACGTGTTTCGGCAGGTGCTAGACCGCACCGGCTATGAGTGGACCGCAGGTCAGCATGGGCTGCGCTACCAATCACGGGCCGATATCCCGCGCTCGGAGAGCTTCGAGCAGACCATCGACGGCGCGGTGGAGATGTGCCTGGCGGAGGACATTCAGGTGCTGGTGGTGGACACGCTCGACAAGCTGGCGCGCGTCTACGGTGACGACGAGAACAAGGCGGGTGTCGCCAGGAAGACGATGGAGCCGCTGGTGCGGGCGGCAGATCGTGGCCTGGGGGTCATCATCCTGCGCCATGAGGGGGTCGAGATTCGCGACGTGAGCGTGGCGGGCCGCGGCTCGTCACAGTACGCGGGTGACGCCGACATCCTGATCAGCATTCGCAAGTTGAAGGGGAAGGAGTTCAAGAATCACCGCGAGATTGAAAGCAGCGGGCGGTTTGGATCAGCCACGCCAGACACGATGCTGGTCGAGCTAGTCGATGAGAAGCGGTACATCGTGGTTGGTGGCACGGTGACCGAGGTCAAGCTGACGCGACCGCGGGAGAAGGTCGTGCAGTGGTTGACCGAGCAGGGCGCGGTCGACCTGACAGACGACCTGTCGGGCAGCAAGATCGAGGGCGAAATCAAGGAGGGTGCCAAACTCGGCATTGCCAGTACAAAGCAGGCGATCAGCGCGCTGCTTGAGGAGGGGCGGCTCGGCGTGGGCGACCGTCCATCCAAGACCGGGCGACCGCCTAAAGGCTATTGGGTAGTTTCCTCTCCGGCGGTTCCCCCAACCGGAGAGGAAACTCCCCTCGCGTACGCGCGCGCGCAGGCTCCTACGGAGCCCGATGCCGAAGTAGTTCCAGTTTCTTCTCGGGGTGGTGTCCCCCCGCGCGCGAGAGAGAAAACTCCTGAGGCGGTCGCTAAGGCAGCGGAAAAGAAGGCTGCGGCAGAACTCGCCAAGCTTGAAGCTGCCGATCTGGCCGCGCCAAACATCACCTACACCACGGTGCTGACCGATCAGGGACTGGTCGAGGCGCTCGCCAACCTGTCGCTGGTGTCGGTCGGGCTGGACACGGAGACGACCGGCCTGTCGGCGCACCATGACCAGCTACGGACGATCAACCTGAGCGACGGGCAGACGCATGTCGTGATCGATACCTGGGCGGTCACCGACCTGGCGCCGCTGCAGACCTACCTGGACACGGTCGCGCAGGTCGAGATGCACACGTATCTGTTCGACCTGGGCTTCCTGGCGCAGCGCGATCTGACGATCGATCCTGATCGGATTTACGACGTGCGGACCGCGGCGATGGTCCTCGAATCGAAAGAAGAGCACACGGACTATCGCCTGCAGGGCATCGCCAAGCGCCATCTGGCGCAGCACATTGCCAAGACTGAGCAGAAACGTGGATGGGATATGCCAGTGCTGCGGCACGCCAAGCTGGCCTATGCCGCGGAGGACGCCAGAGTGACGCAGGCAGCAGGCGAGGCGCTGCGGGTCAAGTTGGCGCAGGACAGTCGGTCATCCGACCTGCTGGCGTGCCTGGCACTGGAACGTGATGTCCAGGCGGCGACGTGGTGGCTTGCATCCGCGGGAGCGCCCGTCGATCGTGCGGTGATGGTCGAGGCGATCCGCCAGCAGGAGGCGGAGCTTGCGGCCAAGCTCGAGATTTTGAACACGACCGCGGGGGTGACGGGCGTCAACTGGCGGTCACCCATCCAGGTGCTGCCGATCCTGCAGGGGCGTGGGCTGGAGCTTGAATCGACCGGTGAGGGGGCGTTGATGGATGCCGAGTCGGAAGATCCGCTCATCGACGCGCTGCTGGACTATCGATCTGCTGGCGCGTGCCTGGGGCTGCTCAGGAAGGCGCAGAGCCGCATCGCAGACGATGGGCGGATCTATGCGTCGTTCAATCCGATCGGCGCGCAGACGGGCCGTACAAGCTGCTCAGACCCTAATCTCCAGAACCTGCCGCGGGAGACGCTGGCGCGAGCGGCGATCCGACCCGTGCCTGGACGGGTCTTTGTGCGGGCTGACTACAGTCAGCTACAGATCGTCATCGCGGCCTGGCACGCGCAGGATACGGAGATGATTCGGGTCTTGAACGAGCCTGGGGGCGAGGTCCATCAGCGGACTGCGGATGCGTTGGGCTGCACCAGGGACGAGGCCAAGGCGGTCAACTTTGGGTTCTTGTTCGGCGCCGGGGCGGCGACGTTCCGTAGGGAGCAGCGGAAGCATGGCATCTTCATGACGCTGAACGAGGCGTACCGCTATCGCGAGACGTTCATGCGGACGTACCGTGGCATCCGGTCGTGGCACCGTGACCTGAGCGATTGGGGGGTCGAGGAAACGATTTTCGATCCGTCGGGTTCGGGACGGCGCCGCAGTGCAATCTTCTCGAAGAACATCAAAGCCAACACGCCGGTCCAGATGGTCGAAGCACATGGCTTCAAGCTAGCTCTGCAGGGCCTGTATAGCAGCAGGGATGCGGTACCATCTGCCCGACTGGTGATGATGGTCCACGACGAGCTTATTGCGGAGTGTGACGAGGCTGAAGCGGAGACGGTCGGGGTCTGGCTGAAGCAGGGTTTGAAGGACGCAATGCAGCCGCTGGTCAAGGGTGTGATGGTCGGGGTCGAGGCGTTGATCGTGCCGAGCTACGCCGATGCGGACAAGAAGCTTGGACGGAAGGTGGTGGGCTGATGTCGGCCAGTAACGAGTGGTGGACGTGGCATCTCACGCCGCGGGGGTGGGTGTCCGGCAGTGAGAAGCTGGATCATTACCGTGAGCCGAAGCAGGTCGAGCCGCCATCTGACCGGGTGCTGAGCCTGGTCGTGCATGACTACTGGCCGAGCACGTACCGGCAGGAGCATTGGCTGACCGAAGAGTTCGGGTCATCCAATGACGAACAAGCTCGGCAGCTACTGGCCTGGTACGGTGCCAAGAATTAGCACCCGTCCCGGTCGGGGAGAAGAGCACTGGTCTGCGAGCAGGTTCATGCTGTTCGAGCAGTGTCCGCAGCTTTACAAGGACCGGTATGTTGATGGCATAGCGACAGACCCAAGCCTGCCGATGCTTTTTGGCAGTGCCGTGCACATTGCTCTGGAGGCCATGCACCAGGGGCACCGGGGAGTGTGTCTTACCCCCGACGGGGGCGAAGACCACTTCGCGAGCGGAGCGAGCGGCTACGTTGACGAGTCTGCGGACTCGTACAAGATCGGGAGAGCGGTCTATACGGAGCAGTTCGACCTGATGGCGGCACGCCTGGCAGAACTGCCGCAGCCGGTGATGGCGACGGCCAGTCTGTACAACGAGGGGCTGCGGATGCTGGACCTGGTCTCGAACATGAAGCTCAACGCTGACGCGCAGTCCGAGCCGGAACGCTGGTTTACTTTGCCTACGGCAACGCCGAGCGTGCGCTCTTCGAGCGCCTACGATTGGGGCATGCCGACGATCGGAGCGGTCGATCTGTGGTCTCCTCCCTGGTCGCAGCATGGGGCGGTCATCTTTGACTTCAAGACCACGCTCGGTAGCTGGTCGCAAGCGCGAGCCGAGAAAGAAATGTGGCAGCCCATGCTGTATACCTGGGCGTACCGCCGTGCCTACGATGTCATTCCCACGTTTCGGTATGTGGTCTTGAGCAGGTCGAACGGGACCGTGCAGGTCTTCGATCGGACGTGGGCCAATCAACGGGCGTGGAACGACGACCTGGCAGGGCTGTTGTTTCGCGCAGACGCCATAGCGGAGGCGGTCCAGAACGGCAACTTTGCCTGCACCAAAGCGCACGGCAGTTGCCTGGAATGCGGCAGGTCGTACGGTCACCACCATGTCTGCCAGGACGGCGCCCGTCCCAACAAGATCAAGCTCCAGAGAGGGCGCGAAGCGCCTACGGCGCCAACCTGGGTTCAACCTGCCTTGAACCTGGCGTAAGCTTCGGTCACCTGAGAAACAATGCCGGGTACGAAGGGTTGGCTACTGTGCACGGCGAAGCGCCAGGACGGACAACCGTGTGGAGCTTCGGTTATTCGTGGAGCGAGAGTGTGTCGCGTTCACGGTGGCATGGCTGGTCACGTTCGGGAAGCCGCTCGGCTGAGATTGGAGAAGCTCGTTGAGCCGGCGATCGGCACGGTCCGCGAGATGATGCTGAGGGGTGAGACGCACACGGTCAGGCTCAAGGCGGCGACCGAGATTCTCGATCGAGCCGGCATCGTGGCGGAGCAAAAGGTCGAGGTCGATAACCAGGTGACGGTGACGGTCAGCTACGAAGACGTGGCGCTGGCGCACTCGATCATCGACGTGACACCCGTACCGGGCCTGGTGAATGGTCAGAACGGACATCAAAAAGCCCCCTCCGAAGAGGGGGCCTGACTCGCGCGGAGCGCGCTACTTGCCGTGCTGTTTGCAGAAGCGCGAGCCTTCGACCGCTCGCCTGGAGCAGTCACCGGGCCACATCGTTCCGCCACGACCCTTCGAGTAGGCGATGGACTCGCAGCGGGGGCGGAACGATTGGCAGGTCGTACAGATACGGCACGAGTCGGCGCCGTCGAGGTGGTAGTGACGGCTCGGTCCGTGACCGCACAAGCAGCGAGCGGTGGTAGCGGTAGTCATGTCCCCTACTGTAGGGCACCTACTGTGATGGCGTCAAGCATCGGGCCGGCTAGCGATCTCGGATTGGATCTCACACGGCCAGCCCGATGCCGAACCTGACCGTAACACTGCCGAGACCGCACGCCGCGCAGGCTCAGATCAGAGCCGAAGCGAAGCGACACAACGTCGTAGCCCTGGGCCGACGGTCGGGGAAGTCAACGATGGGGCACGAGATAGTGGTCAGGACCGCCTTAGAGCATCAGCCCGCGGGCTGGTTTGGTCCGACCTACAAGCTGCTCGAAGAGTCCTGGCGCGAGTTGAAGCGCCTGCTCGGGCCGGTGATCATCATGAAGAGCGAGCAAGAGCACCGCGCCGAGATCTACGGCGGGGGCACGATCGAATGCTGGTCGATGGATACGGGCGATCCAGCCCGCGGTCGGAAGTACCGTCGCATCGTCATCGATGAGGCCGCGATGGTGCCCAACCTGTTGGACATCTGGAACCAGGCCCTCCGTCCGACGCTGGCTGACCTGGAGGGCGAGTCGTGGTGGCTGTCCACCCCGCGCGGTCTGAACGACTTCTATACGCTGTACCAGCGCGGCCAGGACCCGCTTGAGCGTGATTGGGCATCGTGGCAGATGCCGACCAACGTCAACCCGCACATCAACCTGGCCGAGCTCCAGGCCGCGAAGCGGGAGATGCCGGAGCGGGACTACGCGCAAGAGTTCGAGGCGCGCTTCCTACAGGTTGAAGGTGCCGGCGTGTTCCGCGGCGTTGGCGCGGTCAGCAGACTGAGGCCAGCGAAGCCCGTAGCGAGCCATCAATACGTGATCGGGGTTGATTGGGGCAGGACGAACGACTTCACGGCAATAAGCGTCATGGACGTATCGACGCAGCAGCAGGTCGCGCTTGATCGCTTCAACGAGATCGACTACGAGTTGCAGACCGAGCGGCTCCATCGCTGGTGCGAAGCCTACAAGCCGGTGCTGGTCGTGGCGGAACGCAACTCGATTGGCGGTCCGCTGGTCGAGAAGCTCCAGACCGGCTACGCCAGGCTCCTGGAAGCGCCCCGCAGGGCGCTACCTATATGGGCCTGGGAGGCAACGAACGCCTCCAAGGCGGCGCTGGTGCAGAGCCTGGGCATCGCTATCGAGCGGGGAGATGTCACCCTGCTGGACGACGCTGTCCAGCAGGCTGAGCTACTGGCCTACGAAGCAAAGGTCTTGCCATCCGGCATGCTGCGCTATGGCGCGCCGAGCGGACAGCATGACGACACCGTAATTAGCCTGGGGTTGGCGTGGCTCGGCGCACAGCGTGAGCAGACCCCCGCGGGCGTGACGCGCTACGGCTTCAACGACCGCGTACAGCGCACGAGCAGCTATTCTCTGCGCCATTAGGAGGCCGCGAGTAGACGAGTGGCTACTGATTTTGATGTTCGCTTTGCTCATCCTGTTCGCGACGGTCGTTCTTTCCAGTCGATGACCTGCGAGCGCGAGGGCTGCGATGACGACGGCGTGACCTGGTGTCCGCTGTGTCAGAAGGTGCTGTGCTTGCGGCACGACGAGTTGACCCCCAATCGGATGCACGACTGCCTTGCTGGACCTGCCGACGATCCTGAAACTGCTGCTGTCCTGGGTCCTGATTAGCTTCGCCGTGGGCTGGCTGATCAGTCGCTGGTTCAAGTACCAGCACGACCAGGACGATCTTCAGTAAAGGGCGCGCTACACTCGCGTCACGATGGCGATTGACCGTAGCCAGGGTGAGCTAGGCGCGCCTGATAGCCGGTACGTGCTCGATCTGCAGGTCGAGCTAGGCGACCAGTTCAAGCAACAGGACCTGGACATCGATGAGATGCGGTCCGTGCGCGAGATGAAGGTGCCGGCCATGCAGGAAGCGGATAGCCGCTACATCATGGTGCACGTCGATCCGCGCGACCCGGACATCACCGAAGAGGCGTTCCAGCAGACTGCCATCCTCACGCTGGAGAGACCGAAGCTTTCCATCGTCGGCGGTGAGGGCGACACGGCGCAGACCATCGCGTCGAAGCTGGAGCACTGGACCGAGGAAGTACTGTGGCAGTGCGGCACGCGCGAACCCGGGGCTGACACGATGGTGCAGGTCACCGACTCGTGCCTGAATGACGGCGGCGGGTGGGCGAAACTGCTGTGGGCCGCGGACCTGTGGTCTGAGCGGGATGCCATCCCATCGCCGCGGAGCGGCGAGGGTAAAGAGGCGTGGTCGCAGTACGACCGTCTGACCGAAGAGGCCAAGAAGCGGCTCGGTCCACCCTTCGTCTGGAGTTACGTGGACCCCAGGACGATCTACCCGCAGCGGTCGGGCGGCAAGCTGGAGGAAGTCCTGGAGGTGACCGACATGACGCTGCGGTCCGCCTTCAGGAAGTGGCGCCTGGGCAGAGACCGTGACGGCGAGATTGTCCCCGCGGAGCTCGGCGTGGCGACGGTAGGGAGCGACTCCACGTCAGGAGGTGAGCGCAGCCCGCTCACGACCGTGCAGTTCATCGAGCATTGGGACAAGACGTGGGTCACGTACATGGTTTCGGGCCGCAACTTCCGCAACCAGCCCACCGGCCAGATCGTGAAGCAGTTCAGGCACCAGTATCCGTGCGGCGTGCCGTACGACTACGCGCCGGGTCTGACGATGTCCTGGATGCGCGATCGGAAGGTGGGTTGGGGCATCGGTCGGACCAAGCTGTGGCTGGTCAAGTACCGCCAGTACCTGCGCGCCATGCATGCTCAATATGTGGCTCGCGACCTGATGAGTCCGCTGGTGACGTACGGCGAGAGTCCTGCGGCGGCGGTTGGGACCGGGGACGGATTACCGAGGGAGCAGACCGACCTGGCCTTGCACCCTGGCGAGATCCTCAACCTGCCGCCCGGACGCCAGCTCCAGCGTATCGAGTATGCCGACGCCGCGACGTTGGAGAAGCACATGGGCCTGATCGACCAGGCCATCCGCGATCTGGAGTCACCCAGGGTGACCACCCTGTCGGGCATGGAAGGTGCCGGCTTCGCGATCAGCCAGATCCTGAGCTTCACCAGGACGCGCGTCGGTCCCATCCGTCACGGCCTGGAGGCGCTGCTGAGAGGGCAGACCGACAAGCTGTGGAGCATGGTCCGCGAGCACCCCAAGATCTCCGAGAAGGTGTGGGTGTTCTACGGCGGCACGGAGGTCGGCTCGGAGCAGGCCGCGACCGAGTTCATTGGCTTTGCGCCGAAGGACCTGGAGCGCCCGATGCACGTGAAATGGGAAGTCCAGGCGCAATTGCCGACGGACGAAATGATTCAAGCGCGGTACGCGCACGAGCGGCTTGCCGCTGGCACGTACGGCAAGGACGAGGCAATCACGTTCCTGGGCGACAACCCGGACGAGATTCGGCGGTCGATCGCGCGTGACGAAATCCGAGCTTCGCCTGCATACAAGAAGATGCTTCAGGCAGAGGTGTTCATGCTGGCTGGTCGGGGCGACCTGCTTCAGAAAGCCCAGGAGATGGAGCAACGCGCTCTTGAGGGCCAGCTACCGCAGGCTGGTCTGCCGCCTGGTGGCGGACCTGCGGGCCAGCAACCACAGCCCGGTGTCTTCGAGGGCGGCGGTCCCGGCATGGGCGGAGTGCCAGATCTGGCGGCTCTCGCGGCGGCGCCGAATGGGGCAGGGGTGAACCCGCCCGCGTACGGCCAGGTGGTGAACGGTGCTGCCCCGCCCGCCTGAACCGGTCGATGAGAACGACCCCAAGTTCGCGCGACCACCGCAGAACAAGAAGAACGAGACGGTCCGCCTGCAGTCGGAGATTACGACCGAGATAGAGCGCGATGCGCCGCACATCGCTCGGATGGTCTTCGGTGACGCCAAGGACCACCCCGACGTGGTTGGTGTGCCCAACGCGCGCCTGGACGACATCTACCGCCAGGCATACGCGAACAACGATCGCGAGTTCCTGCAAGCTGAAGCTCGGCGCGACCCGCTGCAGTTCGAGAAGGTGACCGACCGTCTCGGCGTGGTCCTGCCCGAGCCTGGTCCTGTGGCGCCAGAGGCGCTGCACCCGGCGATGCAGCCCGGGATTGGGATGGCCCCCCAGGCAGCGCCAACGGCGCCACAGGCCATGCCGCCAACGGCTCCAGCAATGCCGGTCGTCCCACAGCTACCTCCTCCGCCGTCGGCGCAGCCTGCTATGCCGGTCATCTACGGGCCGAACGGCCAGCCGATTAGCGGGGGCATGTAATGCCTGGCACGCTGCTGCTCGATGACTGGCGGAAGTCGGTCGAGGACCGTATCAACGAGCACGTCAAGTCGCTGCAGCAATCGACGCAGCAAGCTCTCCAGGCGGTAAGCCAGCCCGTTCAACAGGTGCAGCAAGCTGCACAAGATCCCGCGGGGATCGCTGCGCGCATCCAGCAACACGTCGATGACCTGAGCCAGCAGACGCAGCAGGCCGCGCAGCAGACCCTCCAGCCGATCGGTGACGTGGCGTCGCGCATCCAGCAGCACGTTGACGGTCTGATCGCGCAGCAGCCTACGGCGGCGCCGCCATCGGGCGGCACGCTCCAGACCCTGGGCGCATCGGCAGCGCCTACCGCGCAGCAGGGTGACGTGTTGGGAGGACCTCCATCTTCCGACACGGCTACGGGTCCTGCTGCGGTCACCGCGATTGCTTCTGCCCCGCCCGAGTCGGTCGCTCCAACTCGCGTCGGGCAGGGGCAGTCCGCGTTCATCGAATCGCTGGCGCCGCTCGCTGCCAGGGTGTCGGCCAGGACCGGTATCGATCCCAACGTCATGATCGCGATCGCGGCCAACGAGACGGGATGGGGTCAGAGCGACACGGCGAAGCAGCAGAACAACCTGTTCTCGATCCAGGGGCCGTCCGGCCAAGCGTCCAGGTGGGCGAGCTACGACTCGCCAGAGCAGAGCTTCCAGGCGTTTGTAGACCTGATCAGTCAGGCTCCGCGGTACAAGCAGGCGTGGGCCGACCGCGCCAACCCTGAGCAGTTCGTAGAGGACCTGCGCCGCGCTGGTTACGTGGTCGATGAGCCGGGCTATCCCGCGCAGGGGTGGGTAGACCAGGTCAACTCGATCAACAAGCATCTGCCTCCCGCTCCGAGTGCTGGTCTCGTAGACCGCGCCACCGGGCTGCTGGACCAGGCTGGTCGCGCGATAGCGGGCAGCGATCCGCACGCGCCTTCCCCGCCACAGCAGACTCCGGGCACGCTGATCGCTAATACGCCAGACGCCGATGGGCGGATATTTCCGCTAACGGTCAAGTCGAGTAACGCGCCGGACGCGACCTACCACAGTCGAGGTGGTTCGGATCTGATGGCACCGCGCGGCACGCCTGTGCTGAACATGCGGAGCGGTACGGTGCAGGAGGTCTTTACCGACAACGGCTCGCATACGGTCGGTGGCAACGCGGTCCTGATTCACGGTGACGACGGGTTGGATTACTACTACGCCCACTTCGACCAACCAACTGGTCTGAAGGCGGGGCAGCGGGTCGAGACCGGAGAGCAGATCGGCGCGGTCGGTAACTCAGGCAACGCCTACAAGGGTGGGCAGGGCGAGACGCATCTGCACATAGGCATCGGCCACGGTATCTCGAACGGTGTTGGCTCTGAAGGTGGACTCGGGCAGGACTTCAACGCTCAGGCGCTGCTGACTTCGCTTCAGGGCGGGATTGGGCAGGCTAACGGGGGCGCTGCAGGCGCTACGCGCGCTGCGCTGCCTCCGTCGTCCGAGCCAGGTGTCGTAGACCTGCGGACCGCGTCGCAGCCTATGAAGGTCACCAACCTGGGGGCGGAGCCTCCCGCGGCGCCTTCGGTATCGACCTACTACAACACCGCCAATCAGACGGTCATGCCGACGGGCGGTCGATCGACCACTCAGGTTGGCGTCGGGCCGGGTCCCGCTGAGTTCTTGGGAGGCGCTGCCTCTGCCATCGGTACTACAGCCCGTAGGGCAACCGACGCCCTGGGCGAGGGCGCGAACGCGCTCGGCGCGGCGCTGCCCGACGTGACAAAGCCGTACGTGCCAGACGCCAGTCATCCAGAGGACATCCATCCGCCGATGCTGGCGATGCCCGCGGCGGATACCCCGCTCGGCAAGATGGTGCGCGGCCAGTCGATCGGCAACCTGTCTCCGCAGGAGCAGCTAGGCGCGGTCAAGGATTGGTTCCAGGCTGCTGGCTCGGCCAGGAACGACATGATCGAGCAGGCCAACCCGCTCAAGAACACGCTCGTCCTGGGCGGTCTGACGAGCATGATCGTGCAGCAGATCGCGGCGCCCGAGACGTGGCTGGCCGCTGGTCCGACCACCAAGCTCGGCGGTCTCGGTGGCGAGCTCGCCGCGAGCGGTGCGCTGCGCGCTGGTATTCCTGAGCTTGTCGCTCGAGGAATTCCGAACGAGGTCGGCTTCAAGATCGCCCAGGCGCTGCCGCAGGTCTTCGAGAAGCTGGCGCGCGGCGGTATCGTGGGCGGTCTCCAGAACGCGCTGTTCGCGGTCGATCAGACCGGTGCCACGCCGCAGTCTGTCGGTGAGGCGCTGTGGACTGGTGCTGGTCTCGGCGGCATCATGGACGCTTCCGCGCCCGCGGTCGCGGCGCAGCTACGCAAGATCGGACAAGCGATCATCGATCGCGCGCCCGAGATAGAGGCCGCGCTACGCACGCGCCAGCGCGGTGAGGTGCAGGTCGGCGCAGCCCTGGGGGTACCGCGTGGTCCTGAACGGCCAGAGGCGCCGCCACCGGTCTCGACGCCTACGGAGGCGCGTACGCCCATTACCGAAGGTGGACTCGGTACGCCGCGCTACGCCTACGAGCCAGGATCGACGCCCGCCACCATCTCTGACAGTCTGCGCCGTGCTGCGGAGACAGACCCTACGGGTGTGGCGCACATTGACGGGCCGACGCTCGGTGCCTTGCCGAGCCTGCCGCGCCCGAGCGTGAAAGAGGGACCTGCGGTCCCCAAGTGGCAGGAAGGCATTACCCCGCATCTGGACGACCTGCGCTACGCCCAGGACGTGGGCATGGATCAGTCGCAGTGGTACTCCAAGTTCGCGCAGAACGTGTCGCGCGTGGTCGGTGAGGGGAACATCAACGAGTTCCGCACGCTGTTCGGCATCACGTCTCAGCAGACGCCGCCGACTGAAAACCTCCAGTACACGATCGGCCTGATGCGGATGGCGCGTGAGTTCGCAGAGACCGACACGCCGTTCACGGTCCAGAACATCAAGCAGTGGATCGCGGCCAACCCGCGGGTGACGAGCACTGGCACGACCGGCGCGAAGTGGAAGATGAACGCGGACCAGTTCAAAAAGGTCGCGCAGCTATACACGACCGGCGAGGTCAAGGTCGCGACCAACGCCAAGACCAGCAGCTATGCGTCCAACATCCTGTCGGCGCTGCTGAATCGGTTCGATCCGAACAGCACGATGGATACGTGGGTGGCGCAGGTCTTCAACTATCGTTTCCCGAATCGGACAGCCAGCAGCGACCAGGCGTTTCAGGCGATGCGGACGGTCGTAGACCATCTCGCAGGCGAGACCGGGCAGGTGCCGCACCAGGCGCAGGCGGCGATGTGGTTCGCCATCAAGGGGGCCAAGGACTTTGCCGCGAGCAAGGTAGCCTCTTCGAGGCTCAAGGCGATCGTCAAGGACTTCGGCAATGGCCGCGCGACGCTGCGCGACGTGCTCGATCAGGCCAAAGCGGAGGGCGCGTACGCCAACCCGACCGGAACGTGGGAGCAGGTCGCTGCCGATCGAGGCGTCTCGTCCGAGCTAGACAAGCTGCGCCCGCTGCTGGAGCGTGGCGCGAGCCGCCCGGACATCGCTGACTCCAGCTACCTGTATTACCCGGGCAAGGGCAAGGCGCTGAAGGGCGCGACGGCGATCGGCGGTAAGGCGCCGCGGACCAGCGGGGTGGTGCCTGAGAGCACGCTAGGCCGCGCTGGTCAAGCAGAGCGCCAGGCAGGCGTCGCGCAGGCGGAGATACCGCAGCACGCGCAGGAGGCGCTTGGGTACGACCCTGAGACGCGGCAGTTTGCCGAGTTACGCGGCGTGCCGCACGAGGTGCAGGGCGATCAGGTGTTGGTGCCTGGCGGCAACATGGACACGCTGCGCTATGTCGCGGCGAAGATCCACGAGGCGTCGGGACCGGACGCGGCGCCCGCCACGCTGTACGTCTACCGTCCCGAATCGACCGAGCACGTAGGGTGGGAAATTTACGACGTACCCCCCGAGAGTAGGGCGGCTCTAGTAGACAACTTGAAGGCGTCAGGTATCGGGTATCAGGAGTTGAACGGGGGTACAATAGGGGTTAACGCGCTGCCCCGCGCGAACGCCGACTACGAGCAGGCGGTCGCTGAGGCAGCCCAACGAGCCGGCGCCCACATTGGAGAACTCAATGGTCACGTACGATCCGTCAGCCCCGCGGAGTCGCAGTCCGCTCTTAGCCAGTATGGTCAGCGGTACTCGGCCAGCGAGCAGCGCGGCGTATCAGAATCAGGGGGTGGTCTCCCTGGCGGCGCAGGAGTGGACGCCGCAGGCGTCCCCGCTTCCGACCTCCCCGCAGGATTCCGCGCCCCCGAGTCAGTTGGACGCTTCTTCAATCCCTCCGCCCGCCAGCGCGGCGAGTCCTACTCCCCCTTCAACATCAGCCTCGCCGGAGGCGCTGTCGGCGGAGCCGCGGGCAACGCCGCCACCCCCGAAGACGCTCCCCTAGACGTTCGTCTTCGTAACATCGGCCTGGGGGCGTCCGCTGGTCTGATCGGCGGACATATCGCGGGCCGCGGCCTGGGTGCGCGCTTGGCGCCCGAAGCGGCGCGAGCAGCGGAGGGATTCCGCGCTCCGGGCGGTGCCACGCGCCAGGACCTGGAAGGTCTGCTGCGAGCGAACACCCAGGAGCCGCCTGGCACCGGAAGGCCCACCGGGCCAGAGCCGCGCAACCTGGGGGAGGTGCAGAGTAATCCGCACTTGTTGCGCGAAGCGACTCCCGACGAGACGCCGATGACGCTGGATGAGCGTCTCGCGCACCAGGGCAGTCTCGAAGACCGCTTCCAGGCCAACCAGGATCGGTTGGCGTCGATCGATGAGCAGCTACGCAATCCTGGCTCGAAACCTGAGCGACCACCGTGGGCGGCGGGCTGGTCGAACGACGAGTTGGTCAAGATCGCGCAGGCGCACGGCGAGAGCGCGTACGCGCCGCTGTGGTGGGAGAAGGCTGGTCTGGACGTTGGCTCTGGTGAGGTGCGCGCGATCAGTGAGGGTGGCTTCCGCGCGGCGGACCGTGGGCGCGAGCCGACGCCCGCGGAGCTTCGACGGGAGGCGGCAAGCCTCCAGCAAGACCAGTCCCACATCCAGGACGCGATCGACCAGCAGTACACCGCGCCAGAGGGCGCGCAGTTCGTCAAGCCTGAAGAGCGGGCCGCGGCGGCGCTGCCGTTCAGCGAAGGCGGCGGCATGGACGAGGGTGCCAAGCTGGCGCAGCAGACCGTCGCTACCAAAGGCGGCACGCTGACCAGCGACGTAAACCAGGTGACGGGCGAGGCGGGTGGCATTACCGGTCGCGGCATCGTCAATCCTGCGGAGGTCGTGCACGAGCCGCCGTCGGAAGAGACCAGGGCGCTGATGCCAAATCTCAACGCGATCGGCAAGGACATGCCCGAGATCGCGGCGCAGATCCAGAAGTCGGTCGAGGACAACCCGGCGCTGTGGGAGCACTACAAGCAGGGCCGTATCAGCTTCGACTCGCTGAAGAACGATCTCGCGCGACGGGTCGGTATGACCGCCGAAGAGTGGAAGGCTTTACCCGTAGGCAAAGCCCTGAACGACCGCGAGATGGTGGCGCTGCAAGCGGCCATGATCGAGTCGCAGCACGCGCAGACAACCCTCGCGCAGGACATCCTGGACCGTGGCGGCGTCGATGCGCTGACACCCGAGCAACTGGCCTACGCGCTGTCGCAACTGACTGGTGCTCAGCGTCTGGCTGCCGTAGCCAAAGGCGCAGGTAGCACCGTGGCGCGGTCGCTGAACGCCAGGAAGATCAGCTTCGACAAGACACTCGCCAGCGACATCACCGCGCAGAACGCGCGCAAAGCCGCGGCACGGATCAAGGCGCAGGCGGAGAAGGTCGCGACCAGGGCCGGCACGTTGATCGAGAAGGCGGCGGCGACCGACAAGGAACGTGCAACTGCGGTCGCCAGGGCGCGGTCAGAAGGCGCCCCCAAGAACATCATCGATCAGATCGCGGCGGCGTACGACGAGCTAGACCGCTACAACGCGATGAGCCTGCACGAGAAGGGCGCGGTTTTCGACAAGCTCAAGGCTGCACGCGACGCCGCGCGCGAGCGCCGTAAGAACGCCGTACGCGGCGCTCCCGAGGAGCTTCTCTCTGCGCTGAAGCAGGAGCTACGCGCCGAGCAGGACAACTTCGCGAAGCGGAAGTCAACCTGGGAGACGATGGCCTTCAAGGATGAGAAGGCGTTCGAGAACATGATGGCGAAGCGGACCGCGTTTCGCGGCGGGCTGTATATCGAGCAGCAGCGGAAGAGTGCGCAACTTGCGCTACGGAACGCTGACCGCGAAATGACGCGTGCGTTCGACGCGGAGGTGGCACGCCGCGGCAAGCAGGGCGAGAAGGCGCAGAAGCTCCTCGAATCGATGGGCGGTCAGGAGGTCACCAAGGACCTGCTGAAGAACTACCTGGCGGCGCTGAGCGACCCCGATCCGATGGTCGCTGCCAAGTTCCTGCAGAGCACCGCGGTGATGTCGGCGTGGAAGCGGGCGACCGTGCTGCGCCTTGCTGGACTCGTTTCGAGTCCCATCACGCAACTGGTGAACATCGGCGGCAACACCGCGGGCGCGATAGTCGAGGTCCCGACCAGGGCGCTGGTGGTCGGTATCGACGGCCTTCGCGCTGCGGTCACTGGCGGCGAGCGGCAGGCGTACGCGGGCGAGCTCATCCCGATGCTGAAGGCGTACGGACCGGGGGCGCTCGGCCAGTGGGACAACGCCTACCGCATCATGAAGAGCGGTCTGACACCCGAGCAGCTAGCCGATCCGACCAAGATCACGGGCCGCTTTAGCCCATCGGAGAAGCTCAACTTTGCCGTAGAGGCGCCGCTGCGCTTGCTAGGCGCTGAAGACGCGCTGTTCCGCGGCGCTGCGCTGAACGCGCACGGTATGCGCGTCGCCAGTCGGCAGGCGATCCGCGAGGGCTTCAAGGGTGGGATGGTCGAAGAGCGCGCGGCGGACATCATGTCGCATCTGGAGGACTACCCCGAGCTCGCCAAAGAAGCGACCGATGCCGCGGCACGCCAGGTCTTTCAGGAGAAGCGGACCGGTCTCGGCGGCGCGAAGCTGCCAGACTCGGGTGAGTTCCTGGTAAAGCAGGCGGTGCCCTTCTACCGCACGCCGTTGAACATCACCGCGCAGGGCGGTGCGATGTCGCCGCTCGGCTTCAGCGGTGCCATGCAGAGTGCTATGAAGGCGCGCAGCATGCCGCTCGGCACTGCCGCGGAGCGTGCCGCGCAGGGTCGTGAGACGCTGCTGGCCGAAGAGCGCGCAGCGCGCGCGGTGATCGGCAGCTTGCTCCTGGGAGGCGGTCTCGCCCTGGGCGCTGCCGGTCACCTGACGGGTGCGTACCCGCTCGATCCGAAGGAAGCCTCCACGCTGCCGCAGGGCTGGCGACCGTGGTCTCTCCGCGCGACCAGTCCTGTTGACGGCAACACGTACTACTTCCCGCTTCAGAACATGGGGCCGATGGGCTTCCCGATGGCGATGGCGGCGATCATGACCGATCCGATCCACCGCGGGAACACGTTCCTGTCGCCAGAGGAACAACTCAACTCCGTCACCGCAATCGGTCGATACGTGCTGGACAACACGTTTTTGCAAGGCATGTCCGACGTGATCGACACGCTGCACGATCCCAAAACGCACGCGCAGAAGTTCGGTGAGTCGCTGGCCGCGAG